ATGGGCAGTGGGCTGGCGTTGGTCGCTTAACCGAGCGTCATTCCCCTGACAGGCCGTTCCCGATGTGGTTCCGTAGGCTACAGTCAGTGTGCGATTAGCCGTAAGATCCCCTCCACCCGTAAGTCCTGTTCCAGCACTGATTGTTCTGGATGTTGGGACACCTCCAATATTTGTTAATGCGGTTGCGGGATTTGCCACATCTGAAAGATTGTTAGCCTCAAGCAAGGCCCCCTGTGCCGTCAAAAGCCCACCAACATTGATCGTCCAAGCCGTAAATGGCCCACCACTTCCCTCAACACTTTCCACATTAACAACCAATGTAGTTCCAGAGTAACTGGTAACCACGCCGTGCATGTGTTTATTTGTGGGGTCGGCGTCATAGACAATGGTAACGTCTTGGGTGGCCGTGTAGCTAAGTCCCGACTGGACAGTAAATGTCTTAGATCCCGTAGTAAGCGAATGGGAAGTTGTGCTGGTGGTTAGATAGCGGTCTCCGCGATTTGCCAGCGTAAAGGCCGTAGTGGCAATCTGAGTGGTATTGGTTCCAGCCGAAGCAGTAGGTGCTGTCGGGATTCCAGTGAGGGCGGGAGAGTCTAGTGGAGCCGCTCCATTAAGTTTTATCTTATCGGCAGCGGACATGAGGCCGTCCTCGCTGGTTGTTGCCGTTGCCGCGCCGCCAGTTTCGGCCAGCTTTTGCGTCATTTCCTCTAAGCCGAGGCGGGTGACGGTAATAGAAGCGAGGACAGGTGGTGAGGCAGGGTCTTCCCATGTTCCTGCGCTCCAAGGGCGAATTGCGCTATTTGCCTCACTTTGAGCGCGAGTCACGTTGTTTTTGATTAGCTCCCAGACACCCGTGGCGTTGTTCCATTGCAGCTTGGTGTTTTTGCGCGTTCCAGTTCGGAAAAAATTTGGTTTTCCGTTTGTAAGCGTCCCGTCATGGAAATAAACGCCATCTAAACGCTCCTCAACAGAAGCATCGGTTGCTACCAGCGCAGCCATCGCTTGAATCTCGTCCGCCTCGCCCGCTTCGTGTTCGGCGGCGTGCTGCTCGGCAGCAACCGTGACATCCCCCGTTTGCCCGTTCACGCTGGTCACGGCCCCCGACTCGTTAGCCCAGCTTGGGATGCCTTGGGCGGAAACTTTGAGGACTTGGCCTGTGCTGCCAATTGGTAGGCGGGCATTGACCCCAACAGCCCGATACAGCATATCACCCTGAGTAGTGAGGGCCGATTCTCCTCCTCCGCCAGAAGTGCCATAGCGCGGCAATACCTGCCATCCACGGGTAACTCCTGTGTAGATTAAAGTGAAGTAGGCCCCCTCAACGTTGCAAATGAGATCTTCTGTTAGGCTTTCGATCTTTTGGCCATTGCGGGCAATCGTAAGAGGATTGGTGTCGAAGGTTTCGGAGAAGTCGAAGATATCCACCGCATCGCCATTACTGGGATTGGCGGGGAGCGTAAGAGTGAAGGCCCCTCCAGAGGTATCTGCTGCGATTAGATCTGCCGCTTCTAGGGTGCGGGCTGACGAGACTACTTCGTAATTGATATCGGGCTGCGGACCAGTAGGACCAACAGGCCCCCGCTCGATGACCTCAATGATCTCGACTTCCCTCTCTGTAATTTCGATGACTTCTTGGGCCATTAGCTTCGGGCGATTTCTTCATAGACCTTGGCCTTACCTGTGGCAAATGCGATATAGGTATAGCCTTGGCTGAGTTCAATTTCGTAGACATTGTCTCCCGCCGTAAGATTTGACGCCTGCGTGGCCGTCATTACTATTTCAATAGTTCCGTCCGATCCCAGCGTAATCCCGCTTCCTGCGGTCAATGTGAGCAAACTGGCACTATCCTTGGCGCACTCCCGAATGACCATAGTAGCCCCGTAGCCCGAAAGATTGACAGGAACATTGCTCTTCCCCTTGCAGGACTTTGTCAGATAACGGAATTTGGCCGTCCAAGTCTTTCCTTGGACAATCTCAATATCTCGCTCAAGTCTCCAGTAGTTGGTCATTTATAAAGCGGGATTTTGAACGTATTGGTAACGCCATTGGTAACAATAGAAACCCCCATCCAAGCAACGTGATCTCCGAAGGCTCCACCATTTGTGGGTGCGGCGTTGGTGGTGAAGATGGCCTGCTGGAATGTGACGTTGCTGGTATTGGTGAGGGCGGTAAGAGGAAGGCCAAGATTGGTGCGGGTATTTGCAGCCATTCTATCTGTAGCTGTCCCATTAAAGCTTATGGCAGCAACCGATGTGTTTGTATCAGATGATTCAATAGAAAGGCCAAAATCGTCAATTACCGCAATCGATGATGCTATATTTGTTCCAAAAATTGCACTTTGAAAATAAACATCATTTGTCGCACCTAACCCCAAATTAGTTCTACTTGCCGCCACATTGGCTACTGCATTAGTGCCAGAAAATTGAATTGGCTCGACAAAACTGATGTTGTGGTAAAAGTCCCACTGGCCCAATTCTCGGATAAATTTGACAGATTCATCAAATTTATTAAGCGTTATAAGATTGTTGGTAGATCCAGCTTGCCGAATCACTGTTGTTGTATTGGTGGTTCCCTTATGGATAACCGCAACTTCATCCCCATTAAATGTTAAAGTATTAGTGGGAAGAATGATTGTGTTAGAAATTCCGCTAACATTGGTATTAAATGAGTAGATATAAACATTGCGGGCATTGGTGGCATTGTTTGTTTGGCTTGCTGCAATGCCAGTAAAATCTTGTACTAGTGTTTGAATCGGGGCCACTTGCCAGAAGTTGGTCGGGCTTACCACCTCTCCGTTGGTGTTGACCGAAACAAGACCAGTTCCTGCGTTACTGTTTGTTAGGGCGGGCCAAGCAAGTCCAAGATTTGTTCTTGCTTCAGAGGTAGAAAATGCCGTTTGAGCAAATCCATTCCAACCATAAAAAGCAGGAGTGGCGGTTGTTACATTTGTTCCAGCAACTTGAAGCGTTTCACCAGCGGTATGAATAACAAATCCAGTGCCAACTCCTTCTGGAAATTGGTTTATTTGAATATTGCTAACGCTCAAAACTTGATCGCCAAAATTTGTACTAATCCCAATGGCGTCAATAGCGGCTGCTGAATTTGTCGCCGTAAACAATGCATTACCTATTGCTGTTGCGCCAATGGCCGTTCTAAAATTGGAAGCCACGGTATTGGTGAGCCAAGTTGCACCCAATCCAAGGTTTGTTCTTGCTCCACCAGCATTGGTGGCTCCCGTTCCGCCATTGCTAATAGCAATTATTCCCGTGACGTTGGATGCCAAAGCTACGGTTGGGAAATTGGTCAAATTGACAGCGTTTCCATTTGTAGCCAAAGCGCCTACCACATTAGATGCGGCAATGTTAGTGATATTCGCCCCATTGATAGATGACCATGTTGCGGGATTTGTGGATGTCAGGCGATAATACAGTCCCGTATTTGTGGCATAGCCAATAGCCCCGATTTCAAGGCGCGGAGCGGGAATGTTGCTTAATCCTGCAAGATTACTGGAAGTAAACGGCCCGCCCTTGATCTCATTGGCAATAGCCGAAGGGTGGGTTGAAGACACAGAAAACGGACGAATGGGGTCCGTTACCAACGTTCCAATATTATTTTGGCCAAGCGAAGAAATCGCAAGGGCCAAAAAAGATGCAACAACCAACAGGATTTTATTGAATTTCATAAGGAATAGCATCTCCAGTAATAAGCTCCAGCGTTCGATAAATTAGGAATGAGGAAACGTTGCCACTGGCATTTGTATAAGTAACTGTTGTGCTGGTAAAAGCAGAATTCGGAAGTCCGCCCACTCTAAACGTGGCCGCGCCAAATGATGCAGGATACGCAAAATACACATATTGACCCGACACCGTCATGGATATCCCAGACCTCTGTCTTGTCGTTTGAAACTCCCTGCCAGCGCCACCACCAGTTGTGTGGAGTGTTTGAATTTCTGAATTTCCGAGATTCGTTAAAGACGAGCGCCCCCAAGAAAGATAGTGACGAAACGCAATAGACGCTGTATTGGTAACAATTGAATTATTGAACCCAAGCCCATCATTGATCACATTTGTCCACGTTGTATCAGTGGTCAGAGACAGCCCCGTCAGATTGGTGGTCCGTAATGACACGTTAACCGACCCAATATTCGGACTTAGCGTTTGATTGGATAAAACCAAGTTGGTGGGCGTAATAGTCCAAGTTAGATTGACATTGGAAATTGTCGTTCCGATTTCAAACGTCGAAAGACCACCAGAAGATGCGGTAAATGTGGGAATTGCTGGAGCAACCCTAAGAACAAGACCATCAACATAAGCTTTGGTTGCGGCCTCATTGCTGATTGTCGGAGCAGCCAGATTGGTAATCTTTTGGCCTTGTGCGTTGATTGACGCGCCACCAAAAAGCGCGGCTTGAAATGTTGCCGCATTACTGTTGGTTAGACCAAGCCAGTTAAATCCAATGGCAGACCGAATATTCGTGGTGCTGGCCGTCCAAAAATTTGTGGGACTAACAACAATGCTATTTGTGTCAACAACAACATTGCGTGTCTGGGCTCCAGCAAAAAATGAAGAAGCCAACAAAATAGCGATGGTTAAAAGTTTTTTCATTTTAGAGTCTCTGAACCCACACCTTTTGATTGGAGGCGCTATAATCTGTCGGCCTAACTACAAACGGAAGATTTTCTGCATCTGTCCCAGCCTTGAGTTGATAAAGCGCTGGAGCGGGCGTAAGCGCTGGCAGAAATACACAAACATTGGTCGGATAAGAATCCGAATTGTTCGTAACAATGCCGTTTAGTGCGCTTGAAGTTCCACCAGTCAGCGTTGTAACACTGGGCTCTGTCCGAAGCACGTTGACTGTTGGAACACCACCAGCAACGGCACCACTGCCGCCAGAGCCCCCATTGACTACACCAGTAATGTAGGTTGACGCTGGAACTGGAATGCAAATTCTGCTCATCGTGTTACTTCTGGCGAAATGATAACATTGCCCTGTAGGATACGGGTTGTGACGGACCCGTTGTATAACTCAAGGTCATATACGGCCTTGTCACAAACCGAGAGTTGCGCCGTGTCAGTAGCCGCAATAAAAAGTCGAATAGCCCCATTTTGAGATCCATAGTTAAGAGTAATCCTATTATTACCAGCTTGTGTTGATAATTCAAGTATTACCGCTTTGGATTCGGGCTTTGAACGAATATGCATTTTAGCCGTATAACCCGAAAGATCCACGGCCACTGGAGGATTGCCCGTTTCGTAAAAAAGCGTTTGATCAAAGGTGGCACCTTGAAACAAACAAATATCAGCTTCGGCAATAGGTAGTTGAGCCATAGAAAAAATCCAGCGTAGATTCTACCATTGCCTTCGCAAAGTCAAGGACTGTTTGAGATTCTTAAATGCTTCTTTGTTAAGTCGCTTCTTTTCCGAAATTGCTTCTGATCCAGCCATCGCTCCAAATACCTTGCGGGCGACAAATAATCCTACAGCAAACGAGTCAAACAGGTCGGGAGACTTTCCAATCCGCTTTTTCATGTCGGTCTTGGACTCGATGATAATCTTTCTGGTTCGACGGGCATACTTGCGTTGGGTCATCTCCCATGCCAGATCTGGCGTGATTCCCTTGAGTTGCTCACATTCCAAGAAGTAGCGGGCGGCAAAACACAGTTCACTAGCCATGTTGTGGAACAATTCCTTGCCAACTTGGGGCTTTCCCGTGACCTCGTTTCTCATAGCGTATTGGGCGCTTACGGGCAGATCGGAGGCCGCACCAGCAAAAGATACAGCATGCCATCCCTTGAGAAGTTCCCTTTCTCCAATAGACCAGAATATGCCACCAGCCGAGGCGTCCACTCCTATCCATTGGTTCGGAATTCCCAACTTGATAGACAGGTCACTAATCTGTTGGATCATCTCGTATTGGAAGTCCTCCTGAGATCCCGCCCTTCTGTTGAGGACATATTGCTTCTCTACAGCTATAGCCCACTTTCCAGAGATTAACTTCCCATATTTAAGATGGGTGAAGACGAAACGGTCGCCGCCTTCTGTATAGCTAGGATCGACTCCTGCTATATCTTTCGGGGTTCCATCCCAGATGGGTTTATCCAGAGCCCCATGGCGAGCCAGAAGAATATCCGAAACAATTGTGGAATCGTCCGCATCTGCTGGAGGCCAGAAGCCACGAAACTTGCGCCAGAACTGGGGATTGAGTTCTCCGAGTTCCTTTTTGGCTAGGGCTACATCGTTGGGTTTTGGAAGGAATGGGTAGCGGAGCCCCTTACCTTGCTCAAAGGACTGTTGGTTAGGATTGTCTTTTTCGGAGTCGAAGCGGATACAGATCCCCTCAATACCTGCCACCCGTATTTTCCAGTTCGGGGTATCCTCATCCACACTCATCCATCCTTTGATGGGTTCGCAGAACTTCCCATGGGGGTCGAATATGGATGCGGGGTTTCCCGCCCCGACAACGTAGAGTTCCTGTGCGCCCTTAAATCCCCAAATTGCTTCGTTAATTACAGAAGCAGAACAGTCTTGTAACTCGTCTATAATCAACACGATACGTCGATTCTTTTTGCCCTGAAGCCGTTTCTGGGCATCGTCCTTGTATTCGTCACCAGCCGCCAGAAGCATGATGGAGGAGGCGTCACTTACACCAGTCTTGGGATCTATGATGGCTCCCTCTTCTTCGGATAGCTTGATGATATCCATGGATTCAATGAGTCGGCCTGATGCGATTCCGAGATTTCGGGCCTCGCGATACATCTTGACCAGTGCTGCCCAGATACGCTGTTTGGCGTCGATCTTACTCGTAGACACCACAATGCACATCGTATTAATGGGATCGCAGAACCAATTGACTAGAGCAAACGCTG